TCAGACCAATCATTCCAGTTAGTACCCCAATGATTTCTAGCAAACATTCCACCATTAGAGTCAAACCAGAACTGAACCATAGCGTCATTACCTGCTACATGGTTAAACGTAATTAAGTTACCATACTGTGTAGCACCTGTCGGAAAATCTGGTAACGTATCTGATGAATTTATACCAATAAGATAAGTTCTGTTTGGTAACGCATCACCAAGGCTACTAAGCTGGTCTGAACTTGTTACTGTAGTACCTGGTTTAAAGTATAAAGCAATGTCATTTGAATAAACAGGACTTGACCACGCACTATATGTTGGTGGATTGCCCCATTTTATTCTTGTATAGATTGACCCACTAGTAGACACCAATAAATCAAGTTCACCTGCACCGTCTACATTGCTTCTGTAACAAGCTGTAAGCATACTACCTTGTGTAAAGTTATCGGGAAAACCATTTTCTGCATTAACAATGCAGTATATCTTATTTGGTTCAGCTTTATCGGCGTCAGTTAGATAACTTGTCACCTCATTTATTGTGTTTGAAAATTCAGACCAATCATTCCAGTTAGTACCCCAATGATTTCTAGCAAACATTCCACCATTAGAGTCAAACCAGAACTGAACCATAGCGTCATTACCTGCTACATGGTTAAACGTAATTAAGTTACCATACTGTGTAGCACCTGTCGGAAAATCTGGTAACGTATCTGATGAATTTATACCAATAAGATAAGTTCTGTTTGGTAACGCATCACCAAGGCTACTAAGCTGGCTTGAACTTGTTACTGTAGTACCAGCTTGAAAGAACAAGTTATTTGTCCCATATACATACCCCGAATCAGTCCATGCACCATTTTTGTAACTATAAACATGACCATTTGTAGTTAAAACATATACTTTTGTTGTGTCGGTCATTTCACTTACAGAATTAACAAAAGTAGGCATACTGAATCCTTGCACAAGAGGTGCTAATAAATTACTTAATGTACCATCTGTAGCCATCACATCAAGTTTATTGTTAATCTCCTGTTGAACATCAAGTGTGCTGAAATATGTGTTTACATAGTTTTGCAACTGTTCATAAGCTGTGTGAAGATTAGTTACATCGTCGTGTAATGTTTCAACATCTTCCATTGTTTTATTCAGATAGTCAACCACTTTACAAAGAAGTTCGTAATAGCTTAAACTATCATCATAAACAAGCGGTAACACTTTTTGACACCAATATCTGAATGGTTGTAATGTTCTGTAATTACCAATTTCTGGTGTAAAATCAGCAGGGGGTAAAGGTGTTATACTTCTATTGTTCATAATAAATCTCCTTTCAATCTACCAAAGTCCAAAGAATAAGTCTTTAAATTCATCAATAACCATCATATCAATGTTCAAGAACGTATCTCTAAACTCCATAAGCATTTTACTGTAAGTGCTACTGCCTTGTTTACCAATAAGTGTTTCAAGATAATCTTCTGTTGTGTTGCTAGTTCCTGTAACTTTATTAGTTCCAATTTTAGTGTCATTAGTAGTCATATTTTCATTATTATTAGTTGTTGTATTTTCTGTATTATTTGTTGTATCATTTTCAGTATAATCATTATCAATATTTCTAGTTGTAGCTGTATCTTCACTTCCACTATTTGTTACATTATCAGTTATTTTTCTTGCGTTAGTCAAGTAGTTTTCATTTTCTAACCCAGTTATTGCTCCCTGTGGTGTATCACTGTACAAATCTCTTTTAGTTTCATTACTTTCTGCACTTGTTGTTGTATCGCTAGTTACTGTTTCTTTAGTGTCATTTGTTCCAGTAACTTCTCTTGTACCATTATTAGTAGTATTTTTTGTACCATTATTGGTAATTTCTCTTGTTCCATTAGCTGTATCACTTGTTTCTCCATTACGTTCCTCAGTACCATCAACCGTCCTGTCATGTTTTCTCGTCAAATTAACATCATTTAAGGGTTCAAACTTAATCAGTTCGCTTTCGTATAACTGATTATAATACGGCATAATTGTTTCAAGCCGTTCATTCATCCAGAGTTTCCAGATACCCACCGTTTCACAGCATATCTCTCTTAAATAGTAGTGCTTTAAAATTTTCTGACAAAGTACACTTCTGTAGCTTTCATCAAAGAACGGTGCTTTAATTGTAAATATTTTATTCCATGCACCTGCAATTACATCATCAACATTATCAGCACTGGAACTATTTTCAAGTCCACTTTTGCTTTCACAAATGAACCTAACTTCTGTTGTGTATTTACTCATTATCATCACCTCTTTTATTTACAGCACATAGAGCATAACACACTAATAATGTTGCACCAACACAAACACCTATTAAAAAACATATAATATTACTCATTTCCTACACCCCCTATCGTATTAGTACCCGGGTCTTGAGGTTTATTATCTTCTCCAACCTGTTGAAAATCTTCACGATAATTGACCTCAATATTAGTTCCAAACATAGCGTTGATTTTCTTTACAGCCTGCCGTCTACTTTCAAGCCTACTGTAACGACTTGCAATAGTACCGCCTTGATTTCTAGTTACTTCATCAGTAATCAATCTTTCTTTCTTCTGAATATTGATATTACTAATACCAAGATAAGTCAATGCTTCGTTCCATATTTGCGTTTTTAACTGATAAATTTTATCCGCAACATATGGTGCTTCTGTTTGCAAAACTTTCAACGCATTTAAGTCTAAGTTTTTGTCACCAAAAATGAAAGGTGCGTTACCCTCAAATTCTTTATAAAGATTTAACAGTGTTAATCTTTGTTTTTCAGTTCCCTGTACTAGCACAGGTGTTTTCTGTGCATTGGTATTAACATCAATTATCCTGTCAAGATTATACAATCTTCTAGCAAACATTTTAACATCAAGAATACTATTTGTATGTAGATAATTGTTCCATATAATCACGCTGTTACTTTCTTTCAATAACTTCTGATAGTTATTATATCCAGAGTACGCTCTTCGCAAAATAGGGTTGCCATACACATCAAGCCTACCATTTGTTATGCAGTCCAAGCACAAGTCACCAAGTACATCATCATTAAAGTACACCATACAACCAGTTTCAAAGAGGTGTAATTCAAGATACCTAGCGTCAACACTAGCAGGTAAATTCTTCCACTCAAACATGGAAATAGCCAACTCTGTTAGCCTATTAAGGTACTGCATATATGTCAGATTGTTTAGTGTAGCACTATCACCAAACATATCTGTAATACCACGCTTTCTACCCATAACTAATTCTCACCACCTTTACACTGTATTATCAAGATTATACTGTCCAACCTCTGAACCATTTTTCCAGAATGTAATACCATTATCATAGATACTACAAATTTTCTTCATATCGTCAGCAGGTACACTACCAGTAACAGTAGCACCAACTGTCTTTACATAGTTCCAATGAGGTCTACTATTTCTGTTAGGCTTCTTCACTCTATGAACGGCATAACCAAACATAGTGAAATACTCGTCAATCATTCTTGCATATTCTTGACATACACTACACCGTCCACCGTAAAACTGTTGCTTACCATTAGCAACATTACCACCACCGTTATTAAGATTACCCTTACTAATATCAGCGGCAATAGAAGCTTGATAAAACTGCGACATTAAACCACTTACTTGCCCTATAATTTCTGAACCAATAACAGCATTAGGATTTGTACTATAAGCGCCAGCAATTCCCATCTGCCCCACACTAGCAATAGTGTTAAGTGCAATAGGTACACTATTTTGTGCTACCCATGCTTGATAAGCGTCTACATTCCAAGAACACATTGGATAGCTGTTAAGTTGTAAACTCTCTGTATTCAAGCTAGTGTAACCACCTAACTCACTATAACCTCGCACACCTTTATAACTACAAGGTCTAAGTATAGCAATTACTGGTTGTGTAACCGTTCCACTGATTTCAACAACAGGTGTGAGATTTTCAAAGAACTCATAGCGTAAACTTAATTCGCTACCACTTGCGTTATCAACATGATAAAAGTTATACGGATAAGTATACAACTTTTTGTTCTTAGGTTTATAACCGTCAAGTGTATCATTAGTAGTGACAGCAGATAGTGTAACAACATTCTTAGTAGCACCATGTCCGTAACTCAACCTATGCGTATCTGGAATACTACCGCCAATAAACAGTTTAGGAAACATATACATACCAATAATAGCGTCAGCTTTCTGAACATATTCATTAACCTTATCATTGATGCTTTGCACATCTGTACTATCGTAAACCCACAACTGTGCTGAACCGTATATTCCGTCATATAACGTACCGTCAGTAGTGTCATTTGTATCAACAATAGCAATACAAACAACCATATCTCTCATAGAAGTTATTGGGTTATAGTCATTAAAAACGTACTCACCAGTTGCTACAGTTTCCGGTTCAATATGACTACCAATAGTATCAGTAACAGTATGTTCACGTTCAACAAAACAGTAGTCTGGTTCGCAATCAAAGAACCAAGTCTGCATAACATCAAGTTCAAAGTAAATCTCTGCACACTCATTGTTCACAAATTCAACCGCTGTTATGAACGCATAAAACCACTTATTTCCGTAAGCTGTGTTCTGGAACATCATGTAATTACAGTCGTACAGATTGTCGGCTTTAATTCCAACTCTAGCTACACCACGTTTTACTCTTTGGTATGTGTAATTAGTCAGATTATATTTCTGCAAACCAATAAAGTAATTATACTGCGCTGTTGCACTTGCAAAGTATATTGTGTGGTCATATGTTGTATCAAGGGGTACGTCTTTAAGCAATCTTATATTCGTTGTAGGTTGTATATACATATAAACACTCCTTTACACAATTTTCTAGTAAGGGTATACCATAAATGATACACCCTTACAGATAAAATATTAGCCCTTGTTAAGAGTAACAGTTGTGTCAACAGCTGTAGAACCATTGATAGTAGTACCCGATGTGTAAGTAGTTCCGTTAATCTCTGCAACAAGTGTGATATCTGTTTCAACCTTTGAAGCTGGAATAATAAGTCCACCGTATTTCTGAACAGCGATACCATCAGATGTAAGTTCTTCTGTCTGAACAAAGTTCACATTCTGCGGTTCAAGACCTGCTTCTTCAAAGTCAGCACTGATAGTAAATACAGTAGCAACATCGCTTTCATCTTTAGCGTCCACATGAACAGTAACAGTTGCAGGCAAAGCAACGTCTGCGGCAGAGGTGACAAACACAACAGCATTTGCGAACGGAGAATTTGACACCGTTTTCCACGTATGATAGAAGTAGTTCCAGTACAAACCAGAAGCAACATACTTCTCTGTGAATTTGTTGTTGTTGTCGTAAACCTGAAACCAGTTATCGTCCAAAATAACTGCCTTTACATTAGCTAACAGTGCTAACTCGTCTGCTGTTACTTCTTCGATACCATCAGAGTTTGCTCTGATAATATCAAAACGCTCATTGTCAAAATCAGTCCAGTTGTCAATTAGGAACAGTCTACCCATGAAGTCAGCCTTATCCATATTGAACGCACTTGCAAGCACATTTACGTCAAACTGTGCATTGAACATAGCGTCCATAAAGATAACCTGTCTTGCTTTAGGTGTGTTAGTCTTAACTCCTGCTTCGTTGTACTCACTTGACATAAACGGTAACAGGTTAGACGTTCCTCTAAACTGTACAGCCGCTTCGTTAAGTTCTGCACCTGCTCCAATAGCAGTAGGGTGCATTTTTCCGTGGCTGATTGCCTTAATAAGCAGATACTTAAACAGAAGAAATTCATCGTACTCTGCGGCGGTGTAAACTGCGTCTACAATCTTAGCGATAAGGTTCTGAACACCCTCAATGCTAAGAAATGCCTGCCGTAAGTCCTCGTCCTGGATAGTAACTGGGTACATCACCCTCCAGTTCATAACGTGGAAAGCTGAACGAACATCTGGAATAGTTCTCTGGAACTCACGTTTAGCCGCTTTTTCAACATTGAAGTCAACAGCTTTTGCGATAGATACGAAAATATCCTCGACAGTTTCTCCGTACTCAATGTAACCTTTTTTGAGGATAGAGTAAGGGTTGTTAAAGGTTGCACTCTGTACACGCACGATTGCAATTCTGTTTACCAGAGCATTGATAAACTGGTTTGCAAACGCAGGTGTACCATAGATGATTTCTCCCACTTTGGGAATGTCATTGACAGTTGTAACTTCCGGTACGTTCTGCTGATAATCATAAGAAGCGTTCTGTCGGATTACGTTGAGAATGTCAATGGTTGACGCATTAAGCGTACTGTTTGCAATTCTTCTTGCCATGATTTAATCTTCCTTTCTTAATTGAATTTATTGCTAAACTGTTGTAAACAGTTCTGCAAACGTCTTAGGTTTTGGTGTATCATCTGGTTTAGGCGGTTCGGTGTCAGAATTGGGGTCTGAATTGTAAAAGCGTTCAGTATATTTTTTACGCCATTCAGTGTCATTTTCTTCGTACTTAGTTTTCCAGTCTGTTCCGTCACCTTTTGCCTTTGTTTCTAAGTCAGAGAGTGTGTCTGAAACATCTTCCAGAAATGCGATTGTTTCATCGTCAGTCTGTTCGCCTATTCTGGCTTTTACTTCTGCAAGAATTTCTTCTCTAGTTTTTACTGCCATAATGTTCTCCTTTCTACGATATTTTTGTCCACTTCGTTGTGTCGAATAAAAGGCTAAGTCTTAATGAAAGTGGATGATTAGGTGAGAGCATGATTGTACCATCTTCTGTCACCATAATTGTAAATCCTTCTTCATGTTTGTAAGTACCTTCTTTGAACGGCATATTTGTTTCTCCTTTCTTATTAGTAATGGTATTTTATCCACATCCAGATAGGCATTTTCTTTTTTCTTGCAGAAGGTGTACCACCGCCGCCACCACCCGCTGAATAATAACGATACATTAACACAGCATTTTGTAATGCTTGCCCCTCTGTAAGATAGTACATGGGCTCAGTTTCCCATGCAACGATTGATGTGTTATTAGCGTTTATTCCAATGAACTCTAGTGCTTGATTAGCAAAGTTAATTCTTTCTGCTAAAGCAGGGACACCAGGACGTTCCCAACAAGCACAAAAAGCTTCTGTCAGCATAGCAACATCTGTTGAAGTTGATGTAAGAAATTCTTCTAATGAAGATATACCACCAAAAGAACCAATCCAATCTCCCTCTACTATTAGATATTGCATTTGCCCCTCTGGACTTGTATCTTCGTAACCATTGTCACTTAACCAGTTCAATAGAGCTGTTTTTCTATCACCATCCCATTGAAATAAACCAAATGCACCACCACCAATCTGTGAGAGTGTAGGATTAACATGACTTTCTCTCCAAGCATTACCCGCTAAAGCCGCAACCACATATATACTTACACCATATCCAGTTGCACCACCATCACCATATCTGAACAGACGCGGGAACGAACGCTGATAAGTTGAGTCACCACTACTTGAACCAATACTTACTTGATTAGCAAGTGCCGCATTATCTGTATGCGCCCCCATGAAAATTCCTTTACCATTTCCACCTTGATAGCACATTTCTGTGTGACCAGTTGAAAGTCCAATATCTCCTGCTAAGTATTCACCAGTTGAGTCAACTTCTGTGAATCCTAGACGTATAAGTTCAGACGCTTCTGTATAAGTGGTAAAGGCATTATTGTTGGGTGCATATGATGATGTTTCAAAACCACCTGCAAGTAACGCATAGTTTATAAATGAGGAACAATCATAATAGGTTATTCCATTTACTGTTTGTGCGTTACGATAAGATTGACTGTACCCTACATTGGGGGCATTACAAGTCTGAATCGCCCATGAATATGCACGATTTATGTCTGGCATAGGTTACACTTATGCTAACATCTGGTTTACAAGTTTCTGAACAGCAGAATAGTCATAACCTGCGGCGGTAAGTTTCTGCTTTCTTGTATCGCCATTTCCCCACTTGCCTGCAATTACTTCTCTTGCAATTTCTCCGTTAGATTTCAACTCTTTTCCAGACAATAGTGCGTTTACTTTTGCCTGTACTGTGCCGTAATCATAACCTGCTTCTGTGAGAAGTTTTTTGCGTGTATCTCCATTACCCCATTTTCCTGCAATAACTTCTCTTGCAATTGTGTCAACAGAAACGTCTGGTGCAACTTCTGTGTTCTGTCCTGCATATCTAAGGTGTACATCCCACCCACCAGAGTATTCATAGTAATTTCTGATACAGATTTCCTTTCCAGTCTGGTCGCCAGTTTTACCACCAGTTACCGTCCCTTTTTCGTTAATAGAAGCATGAGCAATCTTACTGCCTGAGATACTCATTACAACATGGTGCTGTGTCTTGAGGTGTACATCACCAGGCAACCACGGTGCTTTACAATCTACAAAACCTGCGGCTCTAAGCTGTGCTTCCAGATTACCAGTCCATGAGTACGGTGATACATCAAAACCTGCTTCATAAAGTGCCGTTCCCACAAGTGAAGAACAGTCATAATCTGGTCCATTTCTGTGCTCCTGGTCATAGCCATGGGTGTTATCATTTGCGGTGTCAAACATGAACTGAACCGCTTTCATAATGTTTGGCATAATTTAGTCCTCCTTTTTTACATCGGAAATGTGAAATAATTCCATAAGTTTTTCCGGCAGAATGTCGGGGTTAATCTTGCATATGTTTTCAAGGATTGACACTAACTCTGTGGTGCATACATAAAGGATAATGATAGGTAAAATTGGTGTACCAAGTTGAAAACCTATCAGTGAACCCTCTGTGTCAATTAACCATGCCACAAAGTAACATAAAATGAAGCCAACCTTTTTGAAAAGACCGTCACGCAATTTTGACGATTGAATGTCTTTGTTTTTGACCGCAGTTATGATACCAGTGATAAGGTCTAAAGCATTGAAAACCAGAGCAATAATTATAGGGTAAAACTGTTCCATTTCTTTCACTCCTTTCCTTGTTCATTTATATTAATTATAACATATTACTGTACAAATTGCAAGAAGTATGTTATAATAATAAGAAGAAAGGAAGTGATTATAACGTGGGTAAGTATTATGACGGTACTAAACTTTTGTCTATGTTAGACATAAATGGTAACAAACCAGAGATTTATATGTGTACTACTAACCGTACTGGTGGTAAGACAACATATTTTGGTAGATTATGTATCAATAGATTTTTAGATAAAGGTGAGAAATTCGGTCTTATTTATAGGTACAATTATGAACTTGATGATGTTGTTGATAAGTTCTATAAAGATTTAGGTAGCTTGTTCTTTAAAGAGCATGAAATGTCAAGTAAACGTAGAGCAAGTGGTATCTTCCACGAATTGTTCTTAGATGAAAAAAGTTGTGGTTATGCTTTAAGCCTTAATAGTGCAGACCAAATTAAGAAATACAGCCACTTATTTTCTGATATTATGCGAATGATATTTGACGAATTTCAGAGTGAAACTAATCACTATTGTGTTGATGAGGTTAAGAAGTTACTTAGCGTACATACATCAGTAGCAAGAGGACAAGGTGAACAGGTAAGATATGTACCAGTTTATATGCTTAGTAATCCAGTTAGTATCATAAATCCGTACTATGTTGAAATGAATATTAGTGCAAGACTGAAAGACGATACAAAGTTCTTGCGTGGTGACGGTTTTGTGCTTGAACAAGGTTTCATTCAGAGTGCAAGTGATGAACAGAAAAGTAGTGGTTTTAATCGTGCATTTGCTAAGAACGCTTATGTTGCTTATAGTAGTGAATGTGTATATCTTAATGATAATAAAAGTTTTGTTGATAAACCGACAGGTAGAAGCAGATATATTTGTACTCTCAAATATAAAGGAACTGACTTTGGTTTGAGAGAATTTACAGAGGACGGTTTTATCTATTGTGACGATAAACCAGATGTTACTTTTAAGACCAAAATAACAGTAACAACCGCAGACCATGAAGTGAATTATGTAATGCTTAAAAGAAATGACTTTTTCTTGTCTAACCTTAGATACCTATTTGAACGTGGTGCGTTCAGATTTAAGGATTTGAGGTGTAAAGAAGCGGTACTTAGTGCGTTGAGTTACTAGGTTATCCACATTATAATGTGGAAAGTGTTGATAACTTTTAGGTATCTTCTCATGTGTCCATCAATGAGTGAATAGGGTAGCACACTTGAAACGATAGTGCCTATGTCATTTGTCGTTTTCGCTGAACGCTTTGTTTGGTACATGAGTTAAAGATATAAATAGAAAGCAGGGATACGAACTTAGTTCGCCCCTGCTATTCTTATTTGTTGTGCTTTATTTTTCACCAGTTGAACCAAAACCACCTCTATTTATATCTGATAAATGCTCTGCTTCAACAAGTACAACTGTTGGTTGATGTTTGAAGATTCTAAATTGACATATTCTGGTGTTCTTAGGAATGTCAACCGCCCTTGTAGCATATGCAGGAAATTGCCATTCATCATTGTCACCGCAATATGTTTCATCAATAAGACCGATTGAGTTAGCCTGTATGATGCCATACTTCTTAAATGTTGAACTTCGTGGAATGACTAACGCTTCATGGTTTGTTGGTAAAACCATAGCAACTCCAAGGGGAATAAGTTTGAACTCATTAGGTTCAAGGTGTACATCTTCCGCAATCCGCAGGTCAATCCAATCTCCATTCTCAATCTGTTCAATTTTTTCCATTCCGTCTTTGACATATTTAATTTTGATAGTTTTCAGTTCCATGTCCTACCTCATTTCATATGATGCGTCGATAAGTAGGATACCGCCACGTATTCTCTTTGGTCTTAATTTTCCTGGAACTTTTAGTCCTACTCTAAAGTCCCTAAGATTTCTCTTTATCGGTTTACCAGTTTCCTTTTCAAACAAGAACTCTTTTTCATCTTCTGTCCATTCCTTGAACGCTTTTGTTGCCTTATCTGTGTACCCACTGATGTCTGCCGTTCCGTCAAGTGATGTTTGAAATAAGTCTTTACATTTCTGTGGCATACCTGCACACTTAATATTGTTATATGGTGTATCAATAGGCTTCAAATTTTCTTTAACAACATGTTCAATGTAAGTCTTTTGTCTGGTGAAAACTGCTACATCCCAACAGCTCTCTAGTTTCCAACAACAGAAGTCTTTATCATCTACCTTAATTCCAACAATCTCTTCTGGTTCAAGGTCACAATGTATGCTGTCTGTATCTGCATATATAAAACCTCTATTGTCTTTACCATGGTAGTTCTTTTGTGCGGCTCTAATTGTAAAGTTTCTTGCGTAACTTGTAATAGCTGAACCAACTGGTATATACCCTGGTTTCTTGTTTGCTTCTGCAACTGGTAAAAAGCCTATTGTTTTATCCTCTTTGACGTAAGCAAGTTTAAAACTACTGTCCATACTACTTGCCATTTTACCGTACAAATTGTTAAGGAACAACTTTGCCAACTCACGCAACGCTCCTTTGCTTTCCAATTTAATTTTCTTGTACTTGTCAATGTACTCGTCAAAGATGCCTATTTCACTGTAAAACCAACAACCGTCTAAAATCTCGAAGTCTACAAGTTCATAGTGTTCTTTCAATAACTCATAGTCAGTCATTGTCAAAACCAACTCAACTCTGGTGTCATGAATGTTACCGTCTTTATCGGTGTAATGCGTGTAATACTCACCAGTTCGTTTGTCGTACACATCAGATGTTTCAAGTGCTTCTGTACCATTGTACAATAATGACGATTTTATTTGTATGAATGGTAACTTATCTGGTTTAATGTAGAACCTTGTCTTAACTCTAACAAAGTAATACTTATCGTCTGAAAGTGCAACATCTGGAATGATATTACCTTTCCAAAAATGCGGTACACCTATTGGATAACGATTTCCACTCTCACTACTCATCATACTAGGGTACAAAGAATTTACATCTGCTGTCGTTCCATTTGTGAAAATCTTGTTCTCTTTTCCCTTAACAAGATAGCACCAACCACCTCTATACGATTTACGAATATATTCGCCTGCATTGGTGTATCTATGTGCGTTCTCGTCTATCGTCATAGCATACACATCTGGAAACATTTCATTGTAATCAAGTGCGTTCTTTGTTGAAGTCTTACAAATTGACTTGTATTCTTCCAAACAACATGAACCTATCGTCAACTTGTTATGACCTTGTTGGAACATTATTTCTAACGCTTCTTTGACTACAAGAACATCATTAGCTATGTACTTTCTTTCTTCATCTGTTATGAGACATCCTGCATACCTAAAACCAGTGTACTCCATATCAAGTTTCTTGTGTTTTGTGCCAAAACTTTCCCCGATACGTTTTACACTAAATGGTAGTAATTTCAGTGAATCTCTAATCTCTATAAAATGATTGTTGACCTTGATAATAATGCTGTACCACATACCTTTATCAGATATGCTATACTTGAATGACTTGTTTTCCATGAATTTCTCTGGCAACCATTCAACATTATTTTCATTATCTCCTACCTTTTTGTATGCTTGCTTATACCCCTTATCTACCAACAAATAGGATAACCAAAATGCACCGTCAAATTTCAAGTTATGATAGTACGCTACGATATTACATTTCTGTGCTAGAAAATAATCGAATTGTTCTCCAATGCTATGAAAAATATTTACATCTTCTGTGAACAATTCAACGGACGCACTAGCCCATACTTCTGTGTTCACCTGTCCTTTGTAAACAGTTGTTTCAAAGTCGCACATAAAGTAACGATACTTTTTAACTTTCATAGTGGACTACTGAAGTCCTCTTCCTCTTCCATTGCGTCCATCATTTCAGCCTTAAACAGTGGTCCTGCTTCTGGTAAATAGTCTAGCATTTCAGACATATACTGTGTTAGCTTATCTTGTGAGTAAACTATCTGATATGTTACAATCAAACCTGCTTCTGCACCGTCATTCAACATTGTTGCAACATCATGTACGTCATTTGTTGCTAGTATTCTGTCTAGCCATGATAGTAATAAGTTACTAGCGTGTTCATTAAATTGTCGCACATGAGCTTTAAAACCAGTGATAACAACAGCGTCAAAAAATGTTCCATCTTCTGATATGTTCTCTGGTGGAACGAAACCTGGAGTATTGGTTGGCTCTTGTACTGGCTCTGCTATTCTATATTTTCTAGTTTCTGCCGCTTTCTTTGCCCTCAAAGAGCGTTCCAACTTTACACCCTCTGTTGCAGGTACTATTTCACCCTTACTTGCTAAACCACCGTAGACTGCTTTCTTGTACAACTTATCAGGTGTTAATTTTGCAAGTTTTCGCACACTTGCTTGTGTTACACGTTTAGGTCTTTGCGGTAATACATCTTCACTGAATTGATACCCACGTTTTTCTGATCTACTTATAAACTGTTTAATGCGCTTGACTTGTTTAGAGTAAGCACGTTCCGCAGGTGTTTGTTTGCGTCTTTTTGCCATAGCATTCACCCCTATAAATGAAATAGGAGAGACACTCTAGTATGGTACTAAGAGTGCCCCCCCATTTATTAACTGTTACAATCTGAACTTATGCAAGTCTTTCAACATCCAGTACGCAGTTAATGTAATCACGATTGGCTTTGGTTTTACCAGAAGTCTTGATAACAGTGAACGGCTTACCTTTCATAATGTTTGAAATATCATTGATACTTCTCTTGAACGTAGCCGACTGGCAACTATATACCATCTTTTCCGGTGTAATGATTGACATTATTTCGACAACCTCACCGCTGTCCTCTTTGGCATCCTCAAACATCAAAACACCGTCAACTGTGATATGTTCTCCGTCCTCAACGTCTTTCATAGAAACGATTGACGGTGCGATAGTCATAAGGTACTGCTCTACTTCGTTGAACTCTCTGCTCATTTCTTTAATGTTAATCATGGTATTGTTCTCCTTTTAATTAAATATTTTGTTGTGTTTGGTGTTTTAGGTTTTACCTGCTTCTGTGTTATTCGTTGTCTGCTTCTTCGTCACTGTTTGCACCGTTTCTAGGCGGAAGCACTTTTGCGTACTGGATAAATTCCTGCTCTGTCATTCCGTACAGAGTTCCGATTTCTTCTTTGTCTACAATGTGTACCGCTTTAAGTGTCTCTGTTTCAAGTAACGGACGAACTTTCTTCATCAGTGCTTCATCGTCCTTGTAGGTACGAGGTACTATAACATCCTTGTTACACGGTTCGCCTGCCTGTACGTCCAGACACATAACATTTGCTTTTGTTGCTACGATTGTTCTTGTTACCATAGGTACTCTTGCCATAATTTTGTTCTCCTTTCTGGCTTTGGTTTGTTTATAGTTTAGGTACAATATTGTACCAGTGGACGATATAGGACTTGAACCTATAATCTAGTGTTAATCAGATAAGCGTTGAACGCATTGTCACTAGGCAACTTACCAATATGTTGCACCGTCCATAGGGGGTGAGGGTGTACTGTAAAGTGAGTACACCACTCTGGCAACGTAACTGTTATTTATCTTTGTTACTCTTTTATTGTAGCATATTGTACTTGAAAAGTCAACACTTTCTTTGAATTATTTTGAGTAAAAATACTTAGATAGAATATATTTCTTGTACTGTTTAACAATAACATCTGCTACAATTCTACTTGATAAACCTGTTGATATTTGTACAGCTAAATTGTTAATGGTGTAATGCCAAAACCAACAACCTACTGATTGAATGTCTACAATTAGTGTGTCATCAACAATGTGTACAGATAAATCTCCTTTTATACGCTGTTTTAACTGTTTTTTGAGTGCATTTGTGAAAATTATTTCCATGATAACATTCTCCTTTTCTGTTTGTTTAATTGTCAAAGTGCGACGGTCAATAGCTTGACCGAAAGAGTGTACAGTGTTGAAACTGTAATCGTGCCTATCACGAACTCTTGTTAGTTTAGACTAACTACGACTATTCATCATAACACGTATAATCTGATTTACTAGCATTATCACCCCCCATATAGCATAGAAATCATCACATTCTTCATAAGGATTTTCAATACCACATTCTACATCTTTATAATAAGGACAATCCCTCCCATTAACAGGACAATATATTTTACCTTTTCTCATTATCATAACATACCTTTCTTGAGGTACTAGGCTTATGCCTAGTCCTCTTCCTTATTAGTTGTGCGAGGTGGTAATACCTTTGCAAGTCTGATAAATTCCTCCTCTTCCATACCTAGTAATACCTCTTTGCAGGTCTGTGATTCAATGTGTACTAATTTAAGCGTATCAGTCTGGAAAATCTTCTGGAGTTTCTTTAGTAACTCATCATCGGTGTATTTTCCACCAATATCATAAGTATTAACCTGTACTTCTGCTGTTGTTACATCTAAAGTCATAACCTTTGCTGTTGTCTGCTCTACTGTTCTTGTTACCATTCTCTTTCTTGCCATAATTTTATTCTCCTTTTCTGTTTAATTATATCTCACCATTATTTTTGGTGGAATGGTACGCAAGGAATTGAACCTTGTTTGTGCCCGGCACACCGTACCCTATGTGTTATTCATCAAATACTACCAGATAACTATTTTTTTGGTGTTTCTATACGCAAGCCATCTTTGCAAATCCATGATACACTAAAGCCAAATGAATTATGACTAATTATTGAAAATGCTTCATGTTCTTCACTTGCTAAATACTGGTCATAACACCAGTCAAACGCTCTTTGTTTTGCGCTAGACCACTTGTCATAAATCTGGTTCAATGAAGTTCCTTCATAACGTGAACCTCTTTCAACTAACTTTTTTCCTAAAGCTGTGCTTTCTTTTACTACTCTCATTCTGTTTACCTCTCTTTCTTTTCTATGTACTTATTATATCATTTTTGTTGTACCTTGTCAAGTGCTTTATTTAAATTCTTTTAAGTTTTTTTCTTTTGTTCTATTCCCTCTCTTTCCTTGTTTCTGATATAAGTATATCATTTGTACTGCGTTTTGTCAACAGGTTTGTACCTAAAATATTGCACAAATTTGAACTAATAATTTTAAGCAAATTTGTACTTGACAAGTGCATATGTTGTGTGATATAAGGGGGGGAAATGCAGTACCGGGTTTGAGCTTAAAGGGGC